ATCGACATACAAAGATATTAATGGGATGGCTAAGTCACTCATTAACGCTCAAAAGATGGTTGGCGCTGACAAAGTGGCTATACCAGGTAGTTGGGCAACAGAAGAAGACTGGTCACAAGTTTACAGTAAATTAGGAAGACCAGAAACAGCGGATAAATATGATTTATCTTTTGACCAAGGCGCAGAAGAAAACGGTCAATGGTTTAAAGAAACAGCGCATAAAATAGGATTGTCTCAAAACCAGGCGTCACAGCTTTTAGCGGCGTATGGTGAAAGAGCTAATGTTGAAACTGGTGCTGGTGAAGTAGATTTAGAAAGCCACCGTGTTACCTTAGAGCAAGATCTAAGAAAAGACTGGGGCGATAAGTTTGATGCTAATATGGCGCAAGCTAACAATGTATTGGCTGAGTTTGGTATGTCAGACCTGACTGAGATGCAAATGGCTGACGGTAAAATGCTAGGTGACAATCCAGAAGTTATAAAGTTATTTCATCAGATAGGTGGATTTATAGCTGAGCGATTAGGTGAAGATCAATTTAGCGGAAGAGATTCACAACCTGGTTTAAGTGCAGCTGACATTGGAATGGAAGTTACCAGGTTAACAGCTCCTGGAACGCCTTATTGGGATAAGCACCACCCAGAACATGAGAAATATGTTAATGAGGCATTAAGACTTAGAGAGCTGTAATGGAAGATAATATAGTCAGACTTGAGTGCTTAAAGTTAGCAGTCAGTCATGGGTCATTGAATAACATTAATGATCCAATAGAATTAGCAAATACCTACTTTAAGTGGGTTAATCAATCTCAAGACAAGCCACAAGCCCTTGAGCGCAAACCTTTGAGTAAGGTCGTTAAGTAAACGTAAATATTAGTTTGGTCTGTAGTTTTTCAGATAGCCAGATGCTTAATCTTAATCTTAAATCTATAAGGAGATGCTCAAATGAGTACTACTATAACTACGGCTTTTGTGCAGCAGTTTAGCTCAAACATAGCCATGCTATCACAGCAGATGGGATCATTATTAAGATCATCTGTTGACGTAGAATCTGTTAATGCAGAAAAAGCGTTCTTTGATCAAGTAGGAGTTGCAGCTGCTGTTGCAAGAACTACTAGAAATAGTGACACGCCATTAATGGATACACCTCATACAAGACGTATGGTAACAATGACTGACTATGAATATGCAGATCTAATTGACTCCCAGGACAAAATTAGAATGTTAGCGGATCCAACATCAACTTATGCAAGAGCTGCGGCTGCTGCAATGGGTAGAGCAATGGATGACGTTATTATTGCTGCTATGCATGGAACAGCTAAAACTGGTGCATCAGGTGCAACAAGCGTCAGCTTTCCAGCTGGTCAGCAAATTGCTCATGGTTCAGCTGGTCTTACTATTGCTAAGCTTTTATCTGCTAAAGAGATATTAGACGCTAATAGTGTTGATCCTTCTATTCCTCGTTATTTGGTTGCTTCACCAAAACAAATGTCAGATTTGTTAGGTACAACTCAGGTAACATCGAGTGATTTTAATACTGTGAAAAGCTTAGTCCAAGGACAAATAGATTCTTTCATGGGCTTCAAGTTCATCAGTTCAAACCGTTTACCGCATAATGGAACTTCAAGACAAGTTTTTGCTTATGCTTCAGATGGAATGAAAGTCGCTATTGGAAAAGAACCAACAGCGAAAATTGATGAAAGAGCTGATAAATCATATTCAACTCAAATCTATTACTGTCAAACTCTTGGTGCGACAAGAATGGAAGAAGAGAAAATAGTGGAAATCGCTTGTAACGAATAATCTTAATTAGAAGGAGACTAAAATGGGTACAGTTTACTCAGATCAAAAAACTAAATGGGATCAAAACGATCCATCTAGTATGATCAAAACGATTGAGCAAGGCGGTAGAATCCGTATTGCTTATGGTTCTTATACAGCTTCTGCTGAGCAATCTGACATTCATATGTTTAACTTACCAAATGGGGCAAGAATCCTAGACGGTGAAGTTGTTCATGTGGCGTTAGGTTCATCAACCACTTTGTCAGTAGGACACGCGGCATATACAAATGCTGCTGGAACTGCTGTTGCATTAGACGTTGATGAGTACAAAGCAGCTGCGGCTTCAACATCTATTACAACTGTGGGTTGTTGCTTAACAGCAGCTCTTGGTAAAAATAGTGTTGTCGATGCTGACAAAGACGGCATTCCAATAACTGTAAGTTTAGCTGGTGCTAATGGTACTGGGTTGATCGAGCTTACAATGTATTATGTGCTTGATTAAATAAACTTAATTAGGGCAGCTTCCTCCAGCTGCCCTTTTTTATTTAAAAGGAATAGTTATGGCATCAGAAGTTGATATTTGTAATTCTGCTTTAAACATGATTGGCGCTAGTAATATTATCTCATTAAATGAAGATAGTAAGGCTGGGCGTATTTGTAATCAGCGTTATGCATTAGTAAGGGATTCAGTTTTTAGATCGCATCCCTGGAATTGTTTAATGACCAGGAAAACATTATCACCAGATAGCGTAGCTCCGCCTTTTGATTATGCCAACCAATTTACCCTTCCTACAGATCCTTATTGCCTTAGAGTGTTAAGGCTGCAAGATCCAGATACTGTACATAAGATAGAAGGAAGAAAATTATTATGTGATGATGCAACTATACAACTTGTATATATTGCTAGAATTACAGATCCTAATGAATATGACCAGCTGCTAATAGAAGCGTTGTCATCTAGAATGGCAATGGAAATATCTTATAGCCTAGTTAACAGCACCTCATTAACACAATTAATGGAAACACAATTTAATACTAAAATTCGTGAAGCCAGGTTTGTTGATGCAACAGAAGGAACCCCAGAAAATATTACTAACCAGGATCAGCGTACTTATGCTGAAGGTGATATATTTATAGCAAGTAGGTTTTAATTTATGGCGAAGGTTTCTGCGGCAAAACAAAACTTTACAGCTGGTGAGTTAACACAAAGGTTATTTGGACGTACAGATTTAGGACGTTATGATAACGGTGCTACGACTGTAGAAAACTTTTTAGTGCAGCCTCATGGCGGCTTATCAAGAAGACCAGGCACTAGATATATAGCAGAAGTAAAAACAAGCAGCGCTAAAACCAGACTTATACGTTTTCAGTTTAATGTCGAGCAAGTTTACGTTATTGAAATGGGCAATAACTATATGCGCTTTTATAAAGACGGCGGTCAAATCGTTGACGGCAGCTCTAATCCAATTGAATTAACAACAACATATACAACAGCTCAAGTGCCTGACGTTAAGTTTGCACAAACAGCAGATGTTATGTATTTAGTCCATCCAGCCCATCCTCCAAGAAAATTAACCAGGTCAAGTCATACCTCCTGGAGCATTACTGATGTTGATCTAAAGCGTGGCGCAATGTTAGATCCTAATATAACCACAACAACTTTATTAGCTAATGGAAGAACTGGTAATGTCAATATCACGGCATCAGCTAGTTTGTTTACATCAAATGATGTAGGGCGTTTAGTCCAGCTTCATAAAGGATTTGCTAAAATTACATCTATTACAAGTGCAACAGTAGCGGTTGCAGCTGTGCAAGAATTAGAAGATGGCAGAACTGAGTTGATGCCTACATATGCAACTAACACAATATCATTTCATGAAGGTGATCCAGATAATACTGGTTTAGAGCATAATGACAGATTAGAAGATACAGCTGGCAATTTTATTGATGAAGGTTTTGAGGTAGGCATGAGGGTTACCTTGACTGGGTCTACTAGTAATAACTTTACTAATCTATTAGTTGTGGCCGTAACAGACACAACATTAGTCATTGCTCCTGGTAATGATCTAGCGTCAGAAGCAGCTGGAGATAATGTTACATTAGTTGGGTCATTAGTGGCTGATAAAAAATGGAGATTAGGTGCATTCTTTATTGGCTCATATCCATCAACAGTTGCATTTTATGAACAAAGATTAGTATTTGCTGGAACGTCAAACCAACCACAAACAATGTTTTTTAGCCAGTCTGGTGATTTTGAAAACTTTGAAATAGGTACAGATGCAGATGATGGACTGCAATACACAATAGGATCTAATGAAGTTAATGTTATTAGATATTTAGTTAGTAGCTCACAACTTGTTGTTGGAACCTCTGGTGGTGAGTTTGTGGTTAGGGCGTCAGGTTTTGATGAGCCGTTAACACCTACAAATACCCAGATTAAACAACAAACCACATTTGGTTCTGCGCCAATACAACCATTACTAATTGGTAACTCAACTTTATTTATTCAAAGAGCCAAAAGGAAACTAAGAGAATTAGCGTTTTCATCTGAATCAGATAGCTATGTAGCGCCTGACATGACGATTTTAGCTGAGCATATTACTGAAGGCGGCATAGAAGAAATGGCGTATCAGCAAGAGCCTGACAGCGTTGCCTGGCTTGTAAGAGCTGACGGTGTTTTAGCGTGTATGACATTTAGAAGAGAAGAACAAGTGGTTGCCTGGCATAGGCATATTGTAGGCGGCGCTTTTGGATCTGGGAATGCTGTTGTAGAAAGTGTAGCAACAATACCTGGTGATATAGATGAAGACCAGGTTTGGGTTATAGTCAAACGTACTATAAATGGAGCCACAAAAAGATATGTAGAATATTTATCAGGATTTGATTTTGGTACAGATGTTGGTAATGCTTTTTTTGTAGATAGTGGATTAACCTATAGCGGATCTGCTGCAACAACTATATCTGGGTTAAACCACCTGGAAGGGCAGTCAGTTGCTATTTTAGCTGATGGCGCTGCTCATGCAAATAAGACAGTTAGTTCTGGGGCTATTACATTAGACAGATCTGTTACGAAAGCTCAAATTGGATTACCATTCACAAGTAAATTAGAAACTTTAAGAATAGATGCTGGTTCTGCAATGGGATCTTCTCAAGGTAAGAATAAAAGAATTGGTGAAGTTACTGTAAGATTATTTAGAACGGTTGGTTTGAAAATAGGCACTAGTTCAACAGAACTAGATACAGTACCATTTAGATCAAGTTCAGATAACATGGATACCGCATTAAGTTTATTTACTGGTGATAAAACAGCTGAGTTTAATGGCGGCTACGATGATGATGCGACAATAACAATTGTTCAAGATTTACCATTACCAATGACAATCCTGGCAATATTTCCAACATTGTCAGTATTTGATAAATGAACATAATAAATTTTGAGACTACTCACGCTCATAAGATACTAGAGGGTGATCTCAATAGTGAAGATTTTAGACCTAGCATAGAAATAAGTCAGTTTGTTGAAGGGATGGTTGTTCCTGAGATGAGCTTTACTGGCGTCACAGAAAATTTGGTAGTTGCAGCTGGTGGGATATACCCAATATGGGATGGAGTGGGAGAAGCCTGGTTTATTGGCTCACATAATCTTACTGAAAACCCATTAAGTGCAATGAGAATACTTAAAAGGCATCTGCATAAAATAATGATTGATCATAAGTTTCATCGTATCCAGGCAGCAACATTAGAAAGCTTTCCATCTTCCAGGAGATGGATGCAGTTTTTAGGAATGAAAGAGGAGGGAATTATGGAAAAGTTTTGTCCAGCTGGGCGTGATTATATTAGATGGGCTAGGGTGAATTAGATGTGGCAAATGATGGCATTAGGAGCTGGGTTATCTCTTTTAGGAGCTAATGCAGCAGCTAGCGGTGTTACTAAAGCTGGTAGATATAATAAACAAATAGCAGACAGAAATGCAAAAGTTGCAGATCAAAAAGCTGAGTTAAGAGTTTTTAGGGCTGAGCAAGATATTGTTAAGTTTAGAAGCCAGTATCAAACATTAGCTGGTCAACAAGAGGTTCAATATAACAAAGCTAACATCATGACTGGAACTGGTACAGCTTTAGAGGTGGCTATGAAATCAGCTGAAGAGATGGACGCTGATATAAATAATTTAGAATATAACGCTAAATCAGAAGCTGGTGATTACAGAGACCAAGCTGCAAATATGAGGCTTTAAGGACAATTAAAACTATTTGAAGCTAAATCCCAGGCAAA